AGCACATCAATGAGAAAAGCATGTAAAAATATTGGAAGAAAGCTTAAGAACACTAACTGTATGAGTAGTAACGAGTTCTTCGCATTCTCTCTTCTCTTTGTCTCCGTATTCTCCCTGTTAATAGGGATTGTAGTAGATTTATGTGCTATCTTTGAATAATGGAGTATACGTTAAGCGAAGAAGGTACAGTCATAGAATTCCATCTGATTGTAAAGACAATGAAAAAGAACGAAGACTACAAGTTCTACTCAGAGAAAGAAAGAGACACAGAATTTAAAAAAGCTTTAGGAGAAAAAAACTTACTGCTAGCTCATCGTTACAAAAAAGACAGCGAAAAAACACCAGAACAAATTTAAATTAAAAAGAAAATTTAATGAAAGCACCTCTAGGGGTGCTTTTTTGTTTTAAACTAAACCAACTAAAATATGCCTAATTCACAACCACAAGAACCACAAGAGCTAATTGCAGCTCTAATCCCCGATGATCCATTTTCAATGGAGTTTATGGAAACAGCAAATACCTTACAAGTATCTGCTAACTCACTTGGTAGCTTACCTAAAAGACGAGTAAGGATAACAAGAGACAAATTTGTATTACACAAAGATCTAAAGACTCGCTTAACTAGATTACTCTCCAGTAACTGTAGCGAGCAAGCAAAAGCAGTAGCTGAAGACATTCTAAATCTTAAGTATGTTCCTTTAGAAGGTAAGTATTGTAACTATCTAGGTTTATCTCAAGCGGACTATACTAAGATTTCTTATCTAGATAAAGACCGTGAAGAAAGACTTGCAGGACAAGAAACCACAATGGAGATGATTCGTCCTGGAACTGTTGCTAAATTCTATTTACAGAGAAGTAGACGTAGAAGCAGAGAACACATTACAGAGAATTCTACAGCACAAGATATGATGATGGTATTTACCTTAAAGTTGACTGCAAGACACCTAGGCGACAGATTGTATCCTATTGAACGTACAGAAGACGCTGATGTATACTTTATTCAAGAATTCTGGGACGATTCTCCAACTAAAACTTATTCTTTTAGTTTTAAACAGACTTATCTTTCACACGAAGCAGGAACATTACGTATTCAAAACTCAAGAACTAGAGGAGCAGATGGTTTTACGTTAACTACTAATGGTGTTATTTTAAATTCAAATAACTGGGAAAGACTCTTAGCAGTAGAGTTTGAGGACACTTCATTGACTGTTAAAGAGGTATGGAACTTTAAGAAGCGTTATCACACTTCTATAGGTAAGATTGTACGTAGGTTATTTGCAGACAAGTACTCAGATAGAGAGGTTACTGCATTTGCAGAAGCATATGCCTCTTTGATTACTGTCTCTAATCCTTTGTATGAATTTCAGATTATCGAGGGAGAAGATATTAAAGACGCTTACCACGAAAATAACTACTATCTACACTCAGGTACTCTAGGTAATTCTTGTATGCGTTACCAAAACTGTCAAAGATATTTCCAAATCTACACTAAGTACCCAGAGAAAGTAAAGATGGCTGTACTTAAAAGATCAAATAAGATTGCTGCTCGTTCTATTATGTGGAACATTGAAGGTAAGTTTATGTTTGACCGCATCTATTATTCAAACGATGAGACTCATAACTTGCTTAAAAACACACTAATAGGAGCTGGTTATGAAACTTTATTTCAATCAAATAGGAACTTCTCCTTAAACATTGACTTAACAGGTATCAATCAGTTTCCTTATGTAGACACTCTTTGTAACTACGACCCTCATAGAATGCTTCTGACAAACCAACATCTTAGGGATGAGTATTGGCAGTTTAGATCTACTGGAGGTTGCTTTAGTCGCTACAACTCTAATGAAATACTAGAATGTTGCATCTGTGGACATGAGATGAACGAAGATGACTCAACTTATATTACTGCAGGTGATCATTCAGATTCTCATTCTTGCAGTGATTGTTATATTTATTGTGAAGTAGACGATTCTTATGTTACTATAGAAGATGACACAGTAGAAACCTATGATAATCAAACTATCCTTACATGTAGATCTCTTAGACTAAATAATGGATATTATGCTCATATAAATGACGAACAACTCAGAGAGTATGAAAATAATTTCGGATATTTTATCCTAGATGAAGACTTTTACTTTACTGACGGAAGTCGTTTCTATCACAAGAGAGATCCAAACATCCCTGAAGACGCTTATGACTCTCAGGAAGCTGACAGAAGATTACAAGAAGAACTTCAAAGAATGATAGCAGAAGGTAACGCTAGAAGAGAAGCAGAAGCACGTGCTCAAGCAGAAAGTGGGTATACATTCATTACAAGTAGTTCTGGAACAACTGGTACATTTAATCTTACTCCAGCTTTAACTTATCTTAATTCTACTGGTTCAAGTATAAGTATAGATGGATCTTCAGTATCTTCATCACTAGCACAGATTAACGAAACAGTCCAAGAAGAAGTAGAATTAGAACCAGAAGAAATGGAGGAAGATTTACAAGATGAACAACAATTCCTTATTTAAAAAACAAACTAAAACAAAACAAAAATGACAAAATCTTATGTTAGCAGTTACGTTAACCGACTAGAAAGTATAGACCACACTATTAAAGGAGATTTCCCCGTAGATTTCGATCTATTGTTTGACATCATGTATCAGCAAAGTCCTACTTATCAACCAGAAATGGAGAGATTAAAGAAAGATTGGCTTGTAGAATTGATTTCTAAGATAGAAGGTGTAACAATAGTAGAAAAGGGAGGGAATATTTATTGCACTAAAGGAGAAGCTGAGTTCTACCCTACTATTGTAGCTCACTATGACACAGCTCAAGATTACCATGTAGGTATGCGTATCTTTAAAACAGATCAGTGGATTTTTGGCTTTGATGATGCAACAGGTGAACAATGTGGCTTAGGTCTAGATGATTCAGTAGGTGTATGCTTTGCTATTCAGATGCTTAAAATGATGCCTGTATGTAAAGTTTTCTTACCTTATGGCGAAGAACGAGGAATTGTAGGTACTAATTGCTGTGATATGTCTTTCTTTGACAACTCACTAGTGGTTACTCAGCTGGATCGTAGGTCTTACACCAATGACTTTATTAAGTTTACTAATGGAGTTCAGACTTTTAGTCACGATCATTATGAACTAATCCAACCTTTGATGGAAAAGTATGGTTACACTCTTAACTCAGGTACAGCAACTGATGTCGGTGGTCTACGTAAAAGAGGACTTAAAGTTTCTTCACATAACTTATCATGTGGTTACTTTAACGAGCACTCAGATACCGAGATAGCTAGTGTAGGTCTTCTTATCAACGCTTTTAGCTTTGCTTATGAGATGCTTACTATGCTTGCTGATAGAAACATTCCTCTTACATTTCCTATATACTCTAGGTCAGAACTTCCCTACGGAGGATCTAAAGTTAAATCTACATCTACTCCTCTTGGTTATGGTGGTCGTCAAATTCATATGTTTGATGCTGATGACAATGATTGGTACTATGATGCAGTAGCTGGAGACTGGGTAGAATCTAAACCTAAAATTATAGATCCTTTTGAGCCATCAGCTTCTACTGGATCTAAAGTAGGCAAACAATCTACCTATTGGAGTAGAGAAATGCCTTCTGAAATGATAGATGAAGCAGAACTAGAAAAAGACAAAGAGTATGAAACCTACAATGAGTGGATTATGGAATGCTATCCTGAGTACACAGATCCAAAAATCAGAGAGGAACTTAAGTCTTATTCTGTTTTCTTCCCTACAGTTAGAGCAGTAAGTCAAGATTTACTTGATGAAATGATTATGGATGACATCTGCCCTCATTGTTACACCGAAAATGGTCTAGTAATTACTAATGATCTTTTACTACACACCTGTTGTCATGAATGTGAAAGCGTATTTAACGTAGTTGCGGAAGACCAAGACTACGTAGAATCTAAGATTCAAGAGTGTATAAAAGGTAAAATTGATTTCCAAGAAATAGCAGACATGTAAATGACAGAAATAGAACACTATGGAGATAGCCTGGAGTCACATCCAGGCTTTCTTTTTATGAAAAAAATGTGGTTGGAAGACCAAATTGACTTGGAAAAAGAGGAAGATTCGCTTATCTTTGTAGACCCGCCTAAGATTAATTCGAAGGAAATATTTGCAGGTGTAAACTTTAATTTAATAAAAGAAACAGATGAAAAAGACATTCTACGAAGTACTATGGGCACTAGCCAAACAGGAAAAGATGATAGACAGATGGATTTACGAAGAGAAACTTCTGTTTAATGGAACAACTTACAGTTGGACTCCTAAAGCACTACAAGATCTTGATGTAACTGAGTCTGTTGGTGAGTTATCTGCTCTTGAGAAATTAAAGACTACACACATAAACACTGCTCCTAATAGAGACTTAAGTATTCCTCCTACATGGTTAGCTGATTTTATTTCTAAGTTCAGTGCTAAGAATCTAGGAGTATCAGGTAAAACAACTGATAAGTCTAGCGTAGTTAAAAGATTGATTAAGTTTTTATCTGAGTATGATTACACTCTCGAAGAGATCTCACAAGCCACCGATCTGTATATTAGTACGCTTAAGCAGCAAGGAAGTATTAAATTCATCAGAGAGTGTGGTTACTTTATCTTTAAGAAAGTAGACGGAGTAGATCAAAGCGACTTAGCTAAGTGGTGTGAAGAACTCAAAAATGGTACAGGACCTGCTTACAATAGTCACCAAATCCTCTAATTATGAACTTTGAAAAGTTAATAAGTCAGATTGAGGGTAACAAGATTATTAAAGAGACAGGTGGCTTAACAGCTATCCCTCCTCCATTTCCTCGTTTATCAGAACATTATGGAGGATTTACTAAAGGTTCTATTACTTGTTTAACTGCTGCTTCAGGTGTAGGTAAGTCAAAGTTTGCTAAATACATGACTATCCTTAACATCATGAAGAAGACACAGAACACAAACATAGTTCCTAAGATCTTCTATTTTGCCTTAGAGGAAAGTGCTACAGACTTTTGGCTATCATTCCTATCTATGTATATGTATGAGAAACACCGTATTACAATCAGTGTATCTCAACTTAAATCAGTAGGTAATTATACTTTAAGTAGCGAACTACTAGAAAAGGTAAAGCAAGGAGAGAAGTTCATCAACACACTAGAGAAGTCAGTAGAGGTAGTTGACTATATCAGAAATCCCACAGGTATGGCTAAGTACGTAAAAGCGTACTTCGAGAATCCTGAGATAGGAGAATACACCTACAAAGAAATAGAAGAAGGTAAGCGTATAATAACAGGTTATACTTATAAGTCAGATGACTTGTGGGTGTTCTTTGTATTAGATCATATTAGTCTTTTATCTAATGAGCTAGCTCCTGACACTAAGATGAAGTTATCATCTTATCAAACGTTTGACTTTATGATTAAGGATTATGTCCTTGATATATTTTCTAAGCGTTTTAAGATGGTTAATGTAATCGTCCACCAACAAACACCAGCTTCAGAAAAGCAAACCTACACTTACAAAGGTCAACTTATGGAAGAGAAGCTAGAACCCTCAATGGAGGAGCTTCACATCAATAAAGGTGTACACCAAGACTACGAAGTAGTAATAGGTTTGTTTAGTCCTGCTAGATACAACATAGGCACACACAATGGCTATGATGTATCATTACTCGGTAACCACTACAGATCCCTTAAATTTCTAAAAGATAGATACTTTGGCTTAGAAAACTCAAGCATAGGTCTATACTTTAATGGAGCTAACGGAGAATTTGAAGAGTTACCTAGACCCCAAGAGATGAATAGCCCTACAGCTAATCACTATGAGAATTTTTTAAGAAAAGCAAAACATTAAAAATGATCGAAGAAGAAAAGAACCCCTATTTAGTACAACTCATACGGAAGATGTGTGAAGTAATCAACGTAGATTACGAAACTATAGACTTCAAAGAAGATGAATGGTATGATAAACATACCTGGACAGAGCAACAAGAGAACCAATACATTGTATGGATGTCAGAAGAACTTTTTAACAACGAAGCTATGAGAGAAGAGCTGTTAGAAGACCCTGAGAAAAGTATTATGAATTGTTTCCGAGCAGCAGTACACTTTGTAGCCAACTTTGGTTGGGATACACTAGGTGATATTGTAGACAACATAGAAGAAAACAAAGTAAAATAAAAAACAATATGTCATCAAAACTAATCGCAATTGTAGGTCCCTCAGGTACAGGTAAATCTACCTCTATCAGGACTCTAGACCCAAAAGAAACCTTTATTATTAACGTAGCAAGGAAAGAATTGCCTTTCAAAGGAGCTGAGAAACTCTACAACCTAGAATCTAAGAATTACATGGAAGTAGACGACATCAACCAAATCACTACTTTATTACAACAGATTAGCGAGAAAGCATCACACATTAAGACTATCGTAATGGATGATGCTATCTACTCTATGTCATTTCTTATGATGAAGAAAGCTAACGAAGTAGGCTTTGGTAAGTTTGTTAACTTGGCTAAAGACGTAACTAACATGCTTACTACTGCTCGTAAGCTTCGTAATGACCTTAAAGTATTCTACATCACTCACAGCGAAACAATTGAGGATGATGGACATATCGTAGGTCAGAAGATTAAGACTATCGGTAAAGCGTTAGACAATCAGATTGTTCTCGAAGGATTGTTTACAATCGCACTTTATACCCACGTAGGTGAAGATAAAGACGAGAATGCAACTTATCATTTTGTGACTAACCGTTTCCGCAACTATCCTGCTAAGAGCCCAATGGATATGTTCTCAGAAACTTTAATCCCTAATGACCTTAACTTAGTATGTCAGTCTATTGACTCCTATTACACAGAAGAAGTAACCAAAACAAAATAAAAAACAAAAAAAAATTATTATGAAATTTGACGAATTAGAAACCAGAGAGCCTTCATCAGGCAAAAAAATGTACACAGGATTTGCTCCTATCCAAGTTGTAGCTGTTAACCCTAACAGTAAAGCACTTGCTGCTTTACTAGGTATTGACGAAGACAAAATAAAAGAGCCTAACTACGAAGGAGAAAACGGAATGCGTTTAGACTTCTGGTATGTAAATCATCCTGATTTTAAAACAGACTTACGTGGTAAGTTTTCTTTGTGGGTAAACAATGATACTCGTACCTCTCAAGCAGGTAAGAAACAATTCATTGACAACTTTACTAGAACTTCTTGGGCTGAGAACTTGGCTGCTTTGAGTGAAGCACAAGCATCTTTGGATCCTTCTCGTAGAATGGACCTTAAGAGTGTTCGTGAAGCTAAAGGTGGTGAAGAAACTGTATACTCTTTATTAAAAGCTTATGGTAATATCTCTCCTAAAGAGAAGCCATTTGTGTTGGATTCTTGGAATTCTATTGCAAAGGGTAAAGGTAATGAGTTGGTAGATTTCTTTGCTCACTTTAACAAAGCCAACATGGGTGTTAAAGTTCTTTTAGGAATCAAAGACGACAAATACCAAGATGTATGTACTAAAGTATTTGTAAACGTAAACAGTAAAATCACTGATTACGTAGCTAAACAAGTTACTGGTGAGTATGGATTTAAGAGTTTCTACGGAAACTTTGACTTCAAAGAATACACCGAAAACAATGCACCTGCTGCTAACGAAGTAGAAAGTCCTTTTGCTAGTGATATGATGTCATGGGAAAAAAGCGATGTAGCTACTGCTCCTGTTAGTGATGACGTAGATAGCTTGTTTTAATTTTAACTAACTGTTTCATTTTTAAGAAAAGGGGTTACATTTGTAGCCCCTTTTTCTTTTAAAAACCTTTCTTATGGATCTGACAAGTATAGAAATTAGACCTAACGTACAAACTTTGTACAAGTTATTAGGTCAAGAACAACTCATGGAGTTCTACTTCGGAGAAAAGATTAATTTTAGAAACAAGTACAAGAATCCTTTCAGATCTGATAAGCATGCAACATGCTTCTTTAAGTGGAGTCAAGGTGGTAATCTTTATTTTATAGATTACGCTACTGAGAAAATCCACTACAACTGTATAGACATAGCTCAAATGAGAACTGGTTACGAGTATCCAGACATTCTTTATAAGATTGAGTCTGACTTCCAACTTAAGAACTTTAGCCTAGAAGATAGGTTAGGTCTTAAAACAGAAGTCGATAGTCTTAAAACAGTTAAACCAGCAGAGGTAAAGCCAGCATCTATTAAAGTTAAACTTACTCGTTTTACACAGAAAGACTTAGAATATTGGGCACAGTTCGGAGTAACTCCGAGTATCCTTAAGTTTTTTGACATAAGAAGAGTAGACAAAGCTTGGATAGCTGACAACATCTGGTACATTAATAATGACTTTGATCCTTGCTATCGCTACAAAGAAAAAGATAAATTTAAACTATACCGTCCTTTTGCAGAAAAGAGAGTAAAGTTTAGAACTAATTTCTTCGGAGGCATGCTAGAAGGATACACACAACTCCCTCACAAAGGAAGTATCCTAGTCATCACTAAAGGTACTAAAGATGTTATGACCTTACACTCTATTGGAGTTAATGCAGTTGCAGTAAGAAGCGAAACTACACCTATATCGGAAAATGCCTATGAATTGCTTAGAGCAAGATTCGATAACATATATGTGTGGTTTGATGCAGATAGAGCAGGTATAGAAGGCTCACAGAAGATATCTGAGATGTACGACATACCTGTATTATACCATCATGCAAGTCTAGGTAAGGACATTAGTGACATTTATAAAGAACACGGAAAAGATAAATTAATAAAATTATGCCAAGAGTTAAAGATATTGTAGATGAAGCTTTAGGAATCGTATTTAATAAACTAGAGGTAGGACCATTAGAAAGAGCAGGTCTTTTAAAACTAGTTTCAAAAAAGACCGATAACAAACGTTATTACGAAAGAAAAATAGGAGAAATAGATCCTGAAGTCTACAAAGAAAGAAAAAGGATTGCAGAAGAAAAAGCTAAACAGATTAAAATAAACTTACATTCTTTTACCGACTTCGAGACACAAGTAATGAAAGTTGTATGTGATGTAAATAAAGTCAGTATAGCAGACTTCATTCTTTACAGTCGTAAGAGAGAATTTGTAGAAGCTAGGTTTCAATTTGCTGCTGTTTTACTAATTCAGTTTCACTACACTTATATGAAAGTCGGAGAACTCTTAAGCAAAGATCATTCTACAATTATACATTCTATCAGACAACACTGTGATTTCTACGACACCCTAAATAGTTATAAAACTAAATATAACACAATTTTAAACGAGCTAGAGTTAGCAAATCCAGGAGTTATGACTACCGTACTTAATCCTAATATTGTTGTACAAACTTTGGATAGTAGAAAAAGAAGATTACTTAGACATAAAAATGCAAAAAATAGTACCAATTCCAGATGATTGGTATCTACACTTAAGAGATACAATAGAAAGTCCATATTTTAAGAGCCTTGGGGGTTTCATTGCTAAGGAAAGACAAACTAAGTCTATTCTTCCTTACAAAGATGAAGTCTTCAAGGCTTTTAATTTAACCCCTTTTCAGAAAGTAAGAGTGGTTATCTTAGGTATGGATCCGTATCCAGGTAGATACAAAGGAGAACCTACAGCACATGGCTTAGCTTTCAGTCCTAGAAATAAAGATCAAGTTCCTCCTTCTTTAAGGGTTATGTATAACAAGATTAAAGAAGACATTTATCCAGACGAACTATCATTTCCTATTGACATGGACCTAGAAGCATGGGCTAAGCAAGGAGTTCTCTTAATTAACGCAGCTTTAACTATCGAAGAAGGTAAGTCAGGTTCTCACCTAGCTCATTGGACTCAATTTACAGAAGCTGTATTCAAAACTTTAAACGAAAGCACTACAGGACTTATCTTTTGTTTCTGGGGTAAAGATGCTTTAAAGTTTGCTCCTTTAATTGATGATAAGTTTCATCACGTATTAGTAGCACCTCATCCTGCAGCTGCTCTATACGCTGGAGGTAAGTGGGAATGTAACCACTTTAAAAGAATAAACGAAATACTAATGGCCAGTAATCGTGATGATATAGACTGGCTACAAAACTTAAAATAAAAAATATGAATTGGCAAGATTTCGAGACATTAAGTCATTTAGAATTTAAATCTAAATTAATAGAACACTTTACTGAAAGAGTAAAACAAACCAAACTAATGGAACAAAGTACCGAGTACGAATATTGTGAAGTACAAGGTAGAATTAAAGAATTAGAAGAACTACAAAACTTTATTGAAACATTTAAAAGACCAGCCTTATGAACAAACAACAATTATTAGAAACCTCCAGGACTAACTGGACAGTAGACAAACGTGAACTAGTAGGTCCTAACGGAGAACCTACTCCTGCTTTTGGTATCTTCAGAGGAGATACTAACAAGTGCTTAGGTATTGTAGGATCTAAATATGTTCCTACACAGAATGAAGAAATCTTAGACATGCTTTTAGAAGCTGCTGCTAGGGTTAATATCTCAGGAGAAAGAGGTGGTTTCTTAGGAGACGGCCAGAAAGTATACTATCAATTCCCTCTAACTGATGTTACTATCGGTGGATCTGACAATAAGAGGTTTCTTACAGCCCTTACTTCACACGATGGTAGTGCTCCTATTGGCTTCGGAGCAACCAATGTGACAGTTGTATGTGCTAACACGTTTTACATGGCTCTAAGAGACTCTCAGAGGGTAAGACATACTAAGAACTCTCACGGAAGATTAGCAGTTATCATCTCTCAACTACAAAACTCTCTTACTCAAGAAGAGCAGTTTGTTGAAAAGCTAATCGAATTGAGTAAGATTAACATTCCTGAGGTAGTTACAGACGAGTTTATCGTAGGTATTATCGGAGGTGATGGAGAAGCTTCTCGTACTAAAAATCGTATTTTAGATTTCAAACAAGCTATCGCTACTGAGTATAACACTCATGGTAATACAGCTTATGCTTTGTTTAATGCTACAACTCGTTTCACTAACTATATGATGGGACACAAGAGTATAGAGCATAAGCGTGAGTCTTTGATCCACGGTACAGCTTACAACATCAACAACAGAGGCTTAGAATTAATTTCTGAAACCTACACTCCTTTACACGAAGCTAGATTAACTTTGTAATTCTCTTGCATGCCAAAAAAGATTAGGGGGTCAACAGATCCCCTTTTCTTTTAGTTATATTTGTAGACCATGTTAAAGAGAACAATCAAGAAAGTTCCTGTAAAAGGAAATCCCGAAGAAAGAGACTTGCAGAAGCCTTGCTCTGAGTGCGGTAAAGTAAAAGCTATCGCCAACAAGACTAAGAGACTTTGTGCAGGATGCGTAGTAAAAGAAAAGAAAGCTAAGCAAAAAGTCCGCAAAGAAATCAAACGTAAGATCAAGCAAGAAACCATTACCCAAAGCAGGTTAGACCAAATAACATCATGGCTAGTAAGGGCTGCACACATTAATAAGTGTCATGCTTGTGAAATTACTCTAGATCCTAAAGGACTTCAATGTGCTCACTTTGTAGGTAGAACTAAAGTATCTACTCGTTATCACTTAACTAACTTATTACCCGCTTGTCCTAAGTGCAATCTTTATACCCCTCATCACGTATGGAACTTAGGTAAGTCCCTAAACAGAATATGGGGAGAAGATACCACAGAAGACATGCTACAACTTTCGAATAAGATTCTTAAGTTAAGTAACCACGATAGAAAGCTTATCTACGATGTGTATAGAACCTGCCTTACGGATATTGAACAAGGCAACTACTCACAAGAGCAGAAGTATGAAAAGCTTAAACAGGCTTTAAATGATTATAACAAGATAGTAGGACCCATTTTAAAATGATATATCTAGTTACCAAACAAGATATCTCCTTACCCGACATTACCCTTACTACAGTACAAGAGTCCCTCGAATACTTAAACAAGTTAGAGTGGATAGGTTTGGACACAGAGACCTCAGGTTTCGATCCTTACACTACTAAACTGTATACTCTTCAGTTAGGAGATAATGATGTTCAATACGTAATAGACTTAACTACGATTGACATCAACGAATACAAAGAGTTATTAGAGACTAAGGGTCTTATTGGTCATAACTTAAAGTTTGACCTAAGATTCCTTTATCATTATAGGGTAATTCCAACAAAGGTATATGATACCTTCTTAGGAGAAAAAACATCTCGCCTAGGTATAGAAAGCCATAGATGCTCACTTGCTGCTTGTGTATTACGTCATTGTGGAATCATACTAAGCAAAGAAGAGCGACTAAATATTACAGGTAGACTTACTGAAGGTTTCGTAAAATACTCTGCGTATGACGTAAAGTATCTACACGAATTAAAGGACAAACAAGAGTTCTTACAGCTAGCAGATGGTACCTCAGTGTCCATTGATTTGGACAATAAGTTTGTATTAGTACTAGCCTACATCGAGTATTCAGGAATGAAACTAGACGTAGAGCAATGGACAGCTAAGATAAACAAAGTACAAGCCATAGCAGATGAAGCTGAAGCACAGTTAAACCAATTCATCCTAGATAATAAGATGGAAAAGTTTATCGACTCTCAACTTGACCTCTTCTCTTCTTCGACTAAGGTTAATGTGAATTGGAACTCACCTTCACAGGTAGTAGAATTCTTTCAAGCACTAGGTGTAAACACTAAGGTAGTAGAGAAAGGAAAGACTAAAGACACCATTGAAGCTAACCATCTAGTAAAATACAGCTCAAAATACCCCATTATTGAGCTTTATTTAAAGTTTAAGGGAGCTCAAAAGGACATAGGTACTTACGGACAGAACTGGATAGATCAAATTAATCCAGTAAGCGGAAGAATCCACACACAGTTTAAGCAGTTGATGAACACAGGACGCTTATCTAGTGGTGGTAAATCAGGAGACGTAAAGAACTTTAACTTTCAGAACATTCCCTCAGACCAAGAAACTCGATCTTGCTTTGTAGCATCAGAAGGAAACACTCTAGTAGGTTGTGACTATACAGGTCAAGAACAAATTGTATTAGTTAACAAGTGTCTAGATAAAAACCTTTTAGAATTCTACGATAATGACTTAGGTGATATGCACAGCTTTATTGCGAGCAAGATGTATCCTGAGTTAGATGGTATGGATCTTAATGACATCAAAAAGAAACACAAGGATAAGCGTCAATCAGCTAAAGTTGCAGGCTTTGCTATTAACTACGGTGGCTCAGGTATTGGTATTGCAGATCAATTAGGACTAAATGTAGAACAAGGTCAGTCTATCTATGATGCATACTTTAGAGCCTTCCCAGGATTAGCAGCTTATTTTACTGAAGCAAAGAAGTTTGGTGTAGAGAATGGCTATGTTCTTATCTCACCCGTAACAGGTAAGAAGTCTTACGTAGATTACTACGATGAGTTTTCTAAACTTAAGAATGAGATGAACAAAGATTTCTGGGACAGGTACAAGCAGATGAAGAATGCAAACACACCTACGGCTAGAGAGATGAAAGAAAAGGTAAGTCAATTCTTTAGAAAACGTGGAGACATTGAACGCATGTCTTTAAACTATCCTATCCAAGGTGAATCCGCAGAGATTACTAAGTTAGCTTGTGTGTATTTCTGGACTAAGTATCTAGTACCTAATAACTTATTGTTTAAAGTATTGATGGTCAATATAATACACGATGAGATATTAATAGAAACACCTGAGGAAATTGCGCAACAGGCTGCTGCACAATTAGAAAAAGCAATGGTAGATGCAGGTGCTAAGTTTTGTAAGAGAGTTCCTCTTAAAGCAGATCCCTGTATTGCACCATATTGGAAGAAGTAAGATGACAGAGGAACAGATAAAAGAAGTAAGAAGAACTTATCTTCTTGCTAGAGCAGTTAACACACAGTATCAGTTTATCCGTGAGTTTGTTAATGACGATTTACGGAAAGCAATTAACGAAGCAAAAGCAAAAAATGCTTACTTTATTAAAATTTTAGACGGATATTTGCAGAAGAGAAACGTAAGTAACCAGATAGAAGAAGACGAAGAGTTAGCATTTTTGCTTTTGGAAGAAATAGAAAAGAGAACTAATGATAAATAGAGTTTACATACCTGCAACTCTCTCCCTTAATATAGATGGTAACGTTTATCTTAAGGGAGATAAAGAGTTAATGCAATCATACTTTAAAGAACTTATGAAACAAGATCCGAGTATAGATGTAGAAGTTTGTATTACTAGAATAGATTCTAAGAAAACAAACCCTCAGTTAGCTTATTTCTATAGTACCCTAGTACCTATAGTAAAAGCAGGCTTTGAGTCGCTTACAGGCGAAGTATACAGCAAAGAGGACGTAGTAACATTCCTTAAAGACAAGTACTTCTACGAAGAGACTATGTTCCAAGGACAGTTTATTAAAACTCCTCTCTCCTTATCTAACGGTAAGAAAGACGAAGTACATAAGTTTATACAAGATGTGATTGTATTTGCAAGAGATATCCTGGGAGTGGAAGTACCAGAACTAGACTAAAAATTATGTTATATATTATAGAACCCCGCACAGAATCAGACAAAGTGGAAGCTGTTGGCTCCCCTGATGTCGCACACTCCTACGCTTATGGAGAAAACATGGTCACCTATTATGGAGATGAGTACAGTCAAACTATTCAATTAGGAACTATAGTAAACTGTAATGAAGTAATGTCTATTGTAACTAATGTTCTTCCTATGAAATTTGGAAGAGTTGTTCTTACAGTAGTTCCTGCTTATCCTATTTCTAAAACTACTACAGGTGCTTTAAAGCGTTAACTATGACTGAACAAGCACTACGCTACAACAAAGGAAAGAGACAATGGTCTTTAGTAGATTTTAAGTCTCTAGAGCCTATGGTTGAAGTCCTTGAATTTGGAGCAGAGAAATACGAGAAATGGAATTGGTGTAAGGGTATGCCTGTAAGTGAAGTAAGCGAGAGCTTGCTTAGGCATATGTTTGCTTTTCTTTCAGGAGAAGATAAAGACCCTGAATCAGGAATAGATCACTTAGGACATGTAATGTGTAACGCTATGTTTCTCTCGTACATAATGAGAGAGAAGTCTCAGTATGACGATAGAAGACATGAAGATTCAAGTAAGTAACTACTCCAAACTAACCAAAGGCCAAAGGGATTATCCTTATTGGTTCTTCTATCCTTTACCCATATTAACTTTTAGTCGCACTAACTCTAGAGAGAGGTTTAGTATTCATTTAGGGTTCTTATGGTTTACACTAACTATTAAATTTACGAAGCAATGATTTTAGACGAGGATTATTTATCCAACACAGCACAAAGCCAGAGTAGGCTAAAGAAAATACTTTTACACCCTAACCTTTATATTAACTACGATCCTAATTCTGACATGGATGAACCAGCAGAAGTAACAGTTATAGGTGACGGAGTAGATTTATTATTAACTCAAGGAGAAGATGTATTTATGGAGCAATTCTATTTCACTACTGTAGAAAGACCTACAGGACAGATGGGAGACTTCGTATGGCATCTATTTGCTAATCGTAATGATACTATGGCAGAAAACATAGCCTACGAATTAGCAGGATTTAAGCGTGATACTCTCCCTAAAGTAAGAGAGAGATTCGAGAAAGAGGGTAAAGCCTATTACGATGATTTGATTGCTGGAGAAGGAAAGAAAGTAGTAAGTCCTATTCAGTATGCAACTATTCAGAACGTAGCCAACACTCTTAAGATGAGTCCCTTTACTTCTAAGTACGTAGTAGGGAATTCACAGTTTAAAGTATTTACCCAACAGTCTCTTCAGTTTGAATACGAAGGAGTTGCTTGTAAGGGTCTTTTGGATTTAGTGGTAGTTGACACAGTGAACAACATCCTATATCCTATTGACCTTAAGACAACCACAACTTCTTTAAACTACTGGATAGAGATGTTGCTTAAGCACAGGTATGATTTCCAAGCAGCCTTTTACACAGAAGCTCTTAAACAAACAGACCTAAGTATCTACGGAGAGAACTTGACTATACATAACTTTAGATTTATTGTAGAAAGTCAGAAGTATCCAGGTAGTCCTTTGATCTATGAGATGTCAGACAAGCTAATGGATTTAGGAAAGATGGGAGGCACTTACTTAGGTAAGGAGTATGAAGGGTTCCACCAAGCAATTCAACGCTTAAAATGGCACTCAGAAAACGATATGTGGGCATATACAATGGAGGACTACTGGAATGACGGACTTAGAATTGTGTAAAGTGTACTCAGATACTACAAACAATACCACAAAATTCCTTAGCCCCATGATATTTACATCAGGGGCTAATGCTGCTCGTTTACTTGCTAACTTTGGGTTAGTTAATGTTTACATAGATGATTACGGGTATAAAAGTAAGTACACTAACTGTTTGTTCTTTCTGTTTAAGCCTACAGACAAAGATGCTTTTGAGATGTTTGAAACTAAAATTACAGGATTTGACTCTTTCTACGACTATTATGAAGTAGATGATATGGTTATGTATGTCTTTAGACCTAGTTCTTTATACCACAGAGACATTGAATTGTTTAAGCAAGGTAGATTTAATGACATGTCCAAAGATTATAAATCTCTTTTACATCGTGATATAAATTTTAAAGACGTAGTTGTAGATATTCCAAAAGAAATCTTTAGATTTGAACTCAGTTTATCTTAGTGCCGTTTATACAAGAATCATACAATACTTATAATCAGAAAGGAATAAAACTCCTTTCTGATTTTCTAAGTAGTAAAGGTTATGAAATAGAATCTAAAGAAGAAGACTTTAATATAGACATACTAGCCTATAAGGATGGTAATAGATATCTGTTTGAGGCAGAAATGAAAAAAGACATAAGTATTACTACTCCTGAAGCTTTTTATAAAACAGTATCATTTCTTTCTCGTAAGCGAAAGTTTGCTGAGAAGAACTGGTTTATATATTTTATAATTAGTAATAGGAATGGTGGAGCTATATGGGCACCTTCTGATGTAATTTTTAGATACGAACATAAAGTACAAAAGTATATAACTAAAGATGGTAGAAAAGGTTGGGAAGATTTTTATGAAGTACCAAGAGAACTTTGTAGATTTGTACCGCCTGAACAATTTTTAATAAACAATAATGTATAAAATACCTATCATATACAACATGCCTAAGACTGATAAGTCTGAACTTTACTTAGATTTAGCTGTAAGAATCGCTCAAGAATCTTACTGTGAGAGACTACAGGTAGGATCTTTAATCGTAAAGAACGGAAACATTATCTCTTTTGGGTATAATGGAACTCCTTCAGGGTTTCCAAATGTATGTGAAGAGAATGATACAACCTTTGAATACGTACTCCACTCAGAATCCAATGCAATTACTAAAGCATGCAAGAGTCCTATCAGTACAGAAGGAGCAACTATGTACTGTACTCATGCATGCTGTGTGCATTGTGCTAAGTTGATTATTCAAAGTGGAATCACTACATTTGTATATCTAGAAGATTATAGAGATAGAACAGGATTAGAACTATTAATAGCAGCAGGTCTAGATGTAATCAAAGCAAAAACAAATTAAAACAATATGGCAATCACAGTAAAAGGACACAGAGTATTACTCAATCGTCCTAAGAGAGAAGAAAGACTCATTCAGCTTACACCAGAGATGGAAGAAGAATTGAACATGAAAGAACTAGTAGGCTTAAAGCATCTAGAAGTTTATGCAGTTGGAGAAGACGTAGTCAATGTATCAGAAGGAGACGTAGTATACGTAAAC